TGGTTTCAAAACCAGATATGGTATGGTTGCTAACCCATTCGCTGAAGGAACAACAGTTGGTGCTGGTGCGATCTCCGCAAGCAGCAACCGTTACTACAGAAGAGTAAAGGTAAGAAACCTAATGTAAGCGAGATGCTTATATCTTTACAAGACTCCTCTTTGAGGGGTCTTTTTTTATGATAAATATAGACATGGCGGAAAAAAATCCATTAACACTAGAGGACATATCAAATAGAAATTTTCTGTCTATTGCAGGATTTCAATTAGTATTGGAAAAATGTCCGAAGGTAGATTTTTTATGCAACATGGCAAACCTGCCAGGTATCTCTTTAGGTATTGCAAATCAAAGTACATATCTTAAAAATATCCCTCTACCTGGTGATAAACTTCAATATGGAGATTTTACTATAAATTTTATAGTAGATGAGAACTTAGAAAATTATAATCAGATATATGCATGGATGAATGCATTAGGTTTTCCAGAAAGTATAAGTGATTTTGACCCCGATGAGTTTTCTGATGGGACGTTATTAATATTAAACAGTAATTATCAAGTAGCAGGTAAAGTAAAATTCAAAGATTTATTCCCATACTCACTGACAGGACTACCTTTTGATGCTACAATAGAAGAACAGAAATACTTTGCAGCACAGGTAAGTTTTAAGTACACCATTTACAACGTAATCAACATTGAAGGAGAAGAAGTCTAGTTTTTCACTTGAATCAATTCAAGAAATGTGGAAGAAAGATTCTTCAATGAATCAAGATGAACTGGACACTGAGTCTCTTAAAATACCAACTCTTCACTCCAAATATTACGACATATATAATACAGTATTAGTTCTTCGCAAAACTGCGTCGCAACAATATAATACTATTTTGTTAGATCGTAGAAAGTTTTACATGGGTAAAGCGTCTGCTGACATATACAAAGAGGAACCCTTTCCTTATAAAATTAGAGATAAAGATGATTTAAAAATTTATCTTGAAGCAGACGAAAGATTATCTAAAGTAAGATTAAAAATTGAATACTACGATATGACACTTAAGTTTTGTGAAGAAATTCTCAAACAAATTTCTAATAGAACTTATCAAATAAAAAATGCTATTGAGTGGAGAAGATTTACTGCTGGTTATGGCTGACCTCACTATATCAAAGAAAAATGAAGTCTATTTAAAGGTAGATTGTGAACCACATATTAAATATGAACTCGCAGATAGATTTAGTTTTGATGTGGAAGGTGCAAAATTCATGCCTCAATATAGAAATAAGTATTGGGACGGTAAAATAAAGTTATTTAATTTAAACAAAGGAGAAATATACGCAGGATTAATACACAGAATACATACCTTTTGTGAAGAGTATGACTACTCTTTTGAGTTTGAGAATAGTAAATTTTTTGGGTTGCCATATGAAGAGAATGATATGGTTTCTTATGAAGGAGTGAAAGAATATATTAATAAAATTACAAATTTTAAACCAAGAGACTATCAAATAGAAGGCATTTATGATGCACTTAAATGCAATAGGAGGTTAATTGTTTCACCAACTGGTAGTGGTAAATCATTAATGATATACGCACTAAGTAGATATCATGCAGAGCAAAATAAAAAAGTTTTGATAGTTGTGCCAACAACTTCTCTCGTGGAGCAGATGTATAAAGACTTTTATGAGTATGGATGGGATGTTAAGACCAATTGCCACCGAATCTATGCTGGTAAAGATTTGTTTTCAAAAGCACCAGTTATAATATCTACATGGCAGTCATTATATAAACAAGATAAAAAATGGTTTAGAAACTTTTCATGTGTGATAGGTGATGAGGCACATCAATTCAAATCAAAGTCTTTGATGAGTATCATGACAAAATTAGACGGAGCAAAATATAGATACGGTTTTACTGGAACATTAGATGGAAGTCAAACACATAAATGGGTATTGGAAGGATTGTTTGGTTCTTCATATAAAATAGTAAACACAAAAGATTTACAAGAAGCAGGATATCTTGCAAAGTTAAATATAAAAGTTTTAATACTTAAGCATGATCCACAAGAATTTGAAGTGTATGAGGACGAAATAAAATATTTAATTTCTCATGAACGTAGAAATAAATTTATTAAGAACCTTGTTCACGACTTAAAAGGTAATACATTAGTTCTTTATAGTAGAGTTGCTACACATGGTCAAGTCCTTTTTGACTTGATAAATACAAATAGTAAACGAGTTTTCTTTGTTCACGGTGGAGTGGACACAGAGGAAAGAGAAACCGTAAGAGAGATTGTAGAATCTGAAAACGATGCAATCATTGTTGCTTCTTTTGGAACTTTCTCTACTGGAATCAACATCAAAAATTTACATAATGTTGTTTTTTCTTCTCCCAGTAAATCTCGTATTAGAACTCTTCAATCTATAGGAAGAGTTTTAAGAAAAGGTGATGCAAAAGTAAAAGCAACTCTTTATGATATTGCTGATGATTGTAAAAAAGGTTCAAAGCAAAACTACACTTTGAATCATCTGATTGAAAGAATCAAGTACTACAACGAGGAAAAGTTTAATTATGAGATCATCCAACTCGGATTCGGAAAAAAATAACATAGAAACTTATGATGAGTTTTATGCAACAATGAAACTTATTACTGGAGAAGAAGTGCTTGCCCTTGTTGTGATTGATAAAAAAGAAAAAGATCAAGTCGTTATTGAGAATCCAGTTATATGTAAAGAGATAAAGGTATCTGGAAGTAATATTCCTATGGGATATAAATTTGAACCTTGGATGAAAATGAGCACAGATGAGACTTATATTATAAACTCTGACAAGATTGTTACAATATCAGAGATCACTAACAAACATATTATAAAAACCTATAAAAATCTAATTTCAAAAGGTTGGATGATGATGGATGAGGAGCAGGAACACTCCGAAGTTAGTAAAAAAATGGGATATATTAGTTCTGTAAAGAAAGCAAGATTGCTTTTAGAAAAGTCTTTCAGGAACAAGTCTTTCAAGAAGGACTCTAAGGATACTAAAGATACTTAAGTTTATCCTTCCAAACCTCACAAGGTTATTGTACTGCTTGTTGCCTACACTGTCAAGCTGTGTTACAATTAAGACATATATTATTATAAAAGTGAATCATAGAACTCATCTAAATTACAGAGATAAATGCCAAAGAAAAGGTCAGATCATTACGTTAATAACAAAGAATTTCTTGCTGCAATAATTGATTATAAAAATTCTGTAAGTGAAGCAGAACTTTTAGGAAAACCAAAACCCAGAATTACAAATTACCTTGGTGAGTGTTTTTTAAAAATCGCAACTCATTTGTCTTTTAAACCTAATTTTGTTAACTATATGTTTAAGGATGATATGATATGTGATTCGATTGAGAACTGTGTTCAGTATATTAATAATTTTAATCCAGAAAAATCTTCTAACCCCTTTGCATATTTCACACAAATAATATACTATGCATTTTTAAGAAGGATACAAAAAGAAAAAAGACAATTAGAGATAAAACAAAAAATTATTGAGAGATCCTCTTTTGATGAGGTAATGTCAAGTGATGACAAAGATAATTATGCAGCATATAATTCTATTAAAGATGCAATTCAATATAAAAATAATAATAGAAGATGAAATTATTCTCTCTCCAAGATATAATAAGGAAATACTTTCGTCTTCCTCGTAAGAAATTATGGGTTGCTGCTTTAAAACTTAATCGTGCTCCAGTTATATGGTGGGACGAAAAAGTAGAAGCAAAAAGGAATCAAGAAAAACTACGTCAAAAAAAAATATCAAAATTATATCCAAAAAATCCTAAATGAAAGTTGCAATTATTACTGATCAACACTTTGGATTTAAAAAAGGATCTAAATTGTTTCACGAATATTTTCAAAAGTTTTATGAAGAAACCTTTTTTCCAACTATACAGGAACGTGGAATCAACACTGTGCTCGACCTTGGGGATACTTTTGATAATCGTAAAGGCATTGATTTATATTCCTTGGATTGGTCTCAGAAGAATTGGTTTAATCCCTTACGAGATCGCAATATATCTCTTATCTCAATTGTTGGTAATCATACCGCTTTCTATAAAAACACTAACTGCGTTAACACTATTGATCTTCTCTTACGAGAATATAGCAATATACGAATTGTGGTTGATCCAGAGGAAATTAATGTAGGAGGTAGAGATATATTATTTGTTCCTTGGATAACTCCTGAAAATATGGATCTTACTAAGGAAATGATTGAGAAATCAAAAGCAAAAATATCAATGGGACATTTAGAACTTAATGGTTTTTATGCACATCATGGATATTGTATGGATGAAGGACATGATATAGAACCTTTTTTAAAATTTGATCGTGTTTTTTCAGGTCATTATCATACGAGATCTAATGATGGTAGAATTTTTTATCTAGGTAATCCATATGAATTATTTTGGAACGATGTAGGAGATAAAAGGGGTTTCCATATATTTGATACAGAAACACTAGAACTAGAAGTAATTAATAATCCTTTCACTATGTACAAAGTTATTAAATATGACGACACACCACGACAATTACATAATTTTTTAAAATATAAACAAAAAATAGTAAAAATTATAATAAAGAAAAAATCAAATGAAAAAGAATATGACAAGTTTATGGAAGCATTACAATTTTCCAATCCATATGATATCAAAATAGTAGAAAAAATAGATCCTCTTTTAGATTTTGATGATGCAATAGTTGATACAACTGAAGATACTATGACATTACTTGATAAGTATGTTGATGATCTTGAAACCAATTTACATAAACCAAGGATAAAAAATATAGTTAAAAAAATTTATCATGAAGCATGTGAGGTAATGTAATGTATGTAATTGCAATGAAAGAAAACGAAAAAGATGGTGCTTATGCTGTTAGAGATGAAAATAATGAAAAGGTTGTCTTTTGCTTTGATCAAAAAGACGATGCTGAGAGATATGCCTTATTGCTAGAAAGCGAAGGAAACCCTACAATGAAGATTATAGAACTAGATGATATGGTAGCGATTGCTGCTCTTAACGAAACTCAAACTAAATGGGCGATAATCACACCTGAAGATATAGTTGTACCACCTGATGAACTAACTGATTATTAATGCTGACCTTTAAACATCTTCGTTATAAAAATTTCTTATCAACTGGTAATCAATTTATAGAGATACCTTTGAATAAACAGAGAACGAATATAATTGTTGGGGATAACGGTTCAGGAAAAAGCACAATGCTCGATGCTTTATGTTTTTCTTTATTCAATAGACCTTTTAGAAAAATTACTAAAAGTCAAATAGTAAATTCACAAAATGATAAAGATTGTTTAGTTGAGATAGATTTTGATATTAATAAAATTCAATATAAAGTAAAAAGAGGATTCAAACCATCTATATTCGAGATCTACCGAAAAGGTAAAAAATTAAATGAAGATGCATCTGCTATAGATCAACAAAAAACATTAGAACAACAGATATTAAAATTAAATTTCAAATCATTTACTCAGATAGTCATCATAGGAAGTGCAGGTTACATACCTTTTATGCAGTTGTCATCTCCTCACAGGAGAGAGGTCATCGAAGACCTGCTTGACATAAAAGTTTTTACTTCCATGTCAGATATATTGAAACAAAAAATTAAAGATAGTAGAGATCAAATAAAAATATTAGAAATGAAAAAAGAAAATTTTGGTGATAAAATTATCATGCAAAAAAAATTCATTGAATCTGTAGAAAAATCAACAAAAACTGATATAGATGAAAAGGAAAAAAAGATAAAATTTATTGAAAACAATATTGTTGATTTCAATTTTCAGATTGAAAAGTGTAAATCAGAACTAAATGATTGGAGTGAACAAGCAAACAGCAACCTTTCTGCAACTGCTATGTTAAAAAAGTTAGTTAACTTTAAAACTAAAATTGAAAGTAAGAAAAAAAATGTTACTCAAGTGATACATTTTTTTGAAAACAATAAAGAATGTCCTACATGCACACAAGCAATTCAAGAAAAATTTAGAATAAATAAACTTGAACAACTTTCAGAATCTTTAAAAAATCACGGAAATAATATTTCTGAGATAGATATTAAAATATCAGAAGAGGAAGGCAGAGAGAGTCTATATGACAACTGCCAAAGAAAGATTACTAAAATCCAGAATGAAATTTCTCAGATTAATGTTCGCATTTCTGAATCCAATAAACAACGAAACACACTTGAACAAGAAATTCAAAATGTTGCCAACCGCACTCAAGATACAAATTCTGAATATGACAAATTAAGTGAATATAAAAAAGATCTAAGAGATATTTTAAAAGATTACGATAAATTAAAAGAAGATTATAACTACTATCTTCAAGCAAATATACTGCTTAAGGATGATGGGGTAAAGAGTTCTATTATAAAAAAATATCTACCTCTGATTAATCAGCAAGTAAATAGATATCTACAAATGATGGATTTCTATATTAATTTTACGTTTAATTCAGAGTTTAATGAAAAAGTAGAATCACCAATTCACGAAAAGTTTTCGTATCCTTCTTTTAGTGAGGGTGAGAAAATGAGAATTGATTTATCACTTCTTTTTACTTGGAGAGAAATTGCTAGATTAAAAAATAGTGTTGCAACAAACTTATTAATTATGGATGAAGTTTTTGATTCATCACTTGATAGTTATGGCACTGAAGAATTTATGAAAATTATTCGTTTTGTTGTAAAGGATGCAAATATATTTGTTATTTCACATAAGAATGAATTACACGACAAATTTGAAACTGTACTTGAATTTAAAAAAGAAAAAGGATTTTCATATTTAACATAACCACTTTTAATTTTTATGTGATATAGTATTTCTACTGTTTATATCAAACTAGTTAAGTCAGATTCATATAAAACAAATATGAAATCTAACCTACCAAAGATATAAACAATCACGGCACCTTGGCCAACCAATTTTATTATTAGAATTTCAGATGTTGTAACACTATCAACATTTGAATTCAATTTGACAAGGAGGGTGGGTGCTGTGATATCAACACAATTTGTATTTATTTACACCAAATGGTGCTATAAATACCATTACAAAGGACTCGAAAAATCGTAATCCTGCGTAGATTTAAAGACACCCATGTCGGGGTCGTCTAACATCCGCAGGATTTTTTCTTGCGAGATACTAAAACAAAAATGATTAAATCACTCTTAGCAGTAGCAGCAGTCTCTGCATTCTCAGCACCTGTATTAGCAGGTCCTTATGTTGGTGTAGACACCAAGACAAAATGGACAGGTTCTGACTACTCTTCAACCGAATTTGAAGCAAGTCTCGGTTACGAAGGTAAAGTTGGTACTACTAAGTACTTTGTAGAAGGTGGTCCTGTTACAGAAGTAAAAGATGGTGGAGATTCAGAAACAGAATTCTTCATTGCTTCTGGTGTAGGTTTCCCTGTCACAGATTCAATTGGTGCTAAAGCATCCATCAAGTATGAATCAAATGATGGTGGAGACAACAAGTACGAGTTCAAAACTGGACTAAAGTACAAGTTCTAACTTTATAATAAACGCAAACGTTCTTAGACCTCTACATTGTAGGGGTTTTTTTTTTGGAGTGGTTTACAAAAGTTTACAAATGCTATATAATAATGTAATAGTTCTTAACAAAACTTCATGACAGTAACAACTGAAAGTGGTGGTCGCCAAAACATGTTCCCAACTGAACCACAAATAGATTTAATTGAGGAGAACTACTTCGTAAATGCAGAAAGAGTAAACGGTCAATTAGCAATGATCGGTATTGTTTCTGGTTTAGGAGCATACATCACAACTGGTCAACTTATTCCTGGTATTTTTTAAATGACACCTGAAGCAGAAAGATTTAACGGATGGGCAGCAATGCTCGGTTTCGTAGCAGCAGTTGGAGCATACGTCACAACTGGTCAAATTATTCCTGGTATTTTTTAATGAAAAAATTAGAAAATCAAAAAGTAATCGCTGAAAACTGGAACGGAAGACTAGCAATGCTTGGTCTTGTTGCAGCAGCAACATCAGATTTATTAACTGGACATATGTTCTTCGGCATGTTTTAATGTCAGAACTGTCAACAGTTAATGAAATATCATCTCTTACGGCATTGCTATGGGTTTTATACCCTATAGCAGGACTCATCACTATTGAATATATCCTTAGATTTTTTAGTAGTGATGATGACGATGACGGCAGTGATGGTGGAAAAGCAATACCCATTATGGCACCGACATGAACCATCTATTATTTTCATCTATCATTTTTCTATACATCTATATTAATCCTACGAGTTTCATATACTCATAGTTGTTTATTACCACAAACTCTGCTAGATTGAGTGAGTAATGTAACTATGGGAATTTGAAATTGAGACCAAGTATGAAATTGTCTGATAAAACTGTAAAAGTCCTACAAAATTTTACAACTATTAATCAGTCACTGTCTTTTAAAAGTGGTAACTCTCTGCGTACCATATCACCAATGCAAAATGTATTGGCAGAAGCAAAGATAGAAGAACATATTCCAAAAGATTTTGCAATCTACGATCTACCACAGTTTTTAAATACACTGAATTTATATGATGACCCAGAAGTAGATGTTATATCAAACGAATCTTATCTTACAATAAAAGAAGGAAAATTTAATCGCTCCAAATATTTCTTTTCTGATCCTAGTGTAATTATTGCACCTCCAGATAAAGAAATGGAACTTCCATCAAAGGAAGTAACGTTTACTATACAGGCAATACAATTACAAAAAATATTAAAGGCAGCAGCAATACTAGGTTTGCCAGATTTATCTGTTGTCGGTGGTGACGGTGTGATAAGACTGCTTGTTACTGATAGAAAAAATCAAACGTCTAATGATCATTCCGTTGTCGTCGGTAAGACTGATGCTAATTTTTCTTTCAATTTTAAAATTGAAAATCTTAAATTAATTACAGGAACATATCAAGTAACTATATCAGAAAAAAAATTATCTAAATTTGAAAACGAAAATTTCAATCTTACATATTACATTGCACTAGAACCAGACTCAACTTATGAGGGATGATTTCATCTGGGTTGAAAAGTATCGACCTAAAAGTATTGATGAATGTATCTTACCTCCTAGCACAAAGAAAACTTTTAAAGAGTTTCTAAATAAAGGCGAAATACCAAATTTGCTACTTTCAGGACCACCAGGTATTGGAAAAACTACAGTGGCAAAGGCATTATGTTCAGAGTTAGGAGTAGATTCTTATGTCATTAACGGATCAGACGAAGGGAGATTCCTCGATACCGTCCGTAATAAAGCAAAAAACTTTGCATCCACAGTATCGATTACGAGTCAAGCGAAGCACAAAGTCATCATCATTGATGAAGCAGACAATACCACTCCCGATGTACAGCTCCTTTTGCGAGCGAGTATTGAGGAGTTCACTGGGAACTGTAGATTCATTTTTACCTGTAATTACAAAAACAAAATAATTGAACCACTCCACTCCAGATGTGCAGTCATCGACTTCGCCATCAATAAAAAAGATAAACCACAAATTGCAGCAAAATTTTTTAACAGACTCAAAGAAATTGTTGACAATGAGGGATGCAACGCTGATAACAAAGTCCTCGCAGAACTTATCAACAAACACTTCCCAGATTGGCGTAGAATCCTCAATGAATGTCAAAGATATGGAAGTGGTGGATCTATTGATTCTGGATGTCTTGTAGATCTTTCTGGTGATAATATAGATCAATTAATTACATTCTTATGCAAGAAAGAATTTCAAAATGTAAGAAAGTGGGTTGTAGAAAATTTGGACAATGATACCAACGTGGTCTTAAGAAAGATCTACGATACGATGTATTCGTCATTAAAACCACAATCTGTTCCTGAAGCAGTCCTTATTATCGCTAAGTATCAATATCAATCAGCATTTGTTGCTGATCAGGAAATAAATCTTTTGGCAGCATTAACTGAAATTATGGTGGAGTGTGAATTCAAATGATTGATATTCCAAAACCCATTCTTGATGCTCTTCTTCAGGGAAAACCCATCGATGGTAGAAATTCTTGGGTTCGTAGAGTAATGAAAGAAGCTGAAAGGGAGAAAGAACAGCAGAAAAAAGAGGATCAAAAACGTTTTGAAAACTTTCAAATCAAAAGACTTGAAAAAGAATCAGAAGACTATCAAAACCTAATCACAGACCAAAAAAATACAATTGAATATATTGATTTTGATTGCAATGGAAAATACTGTGATTGTAAAACTGCAAGAGTGATTCTTAGACCTGATACTAGACACTATGCAGAAATAAGATGTAATCTATGTGATCGTCACAATAAATGGTTGCCCTATCCAAATTCAAATGAGGAGTGTGAATTCAAATGAAAATTAAACCTGGTCTTATAATGAGACCGTTTGGTCCTACGATGTATAAAAACACTATCAGTGATAGATTTCGTGATGAAATTCTAGAGGCATCTAAAACGTCAACAATAGAAGCAAATTCTAGATTGGCAGGAAATATTGATAAAGAAATTTCTTATAAAATATCAGAAGAAACTGTAGACGAACTTCAAGAATTTGTAACTGATTATATTACAGCACAGATAAAAGTAGGAACTTATCAACCACCAGTAGGAACAGAGTTATCAAATATCGATTTAGAAATACCATGGATTAATGTTCAAAAAAAAGGTGAATGGAATCCACCTCATATACACTCAGGAGACTTTTCATGTATTGTGTATGCACAAGTCCCTAGAGAATTAAAAGATGAATGGAAACACCCCACACAGCGTGGTAGAGCACCCTCTGGTGGCAAAGTGGAATTTTTCTATGGGCAATGGGCACCTCATAATTCAATAAAACTAGGACCTTTAGAACCAGAAGAAAAGGACATTTATTTATTTCCTGCATGGTTACAACATCATGTGTATCCTTTCAACGCTGATGTAGAAAGAATAAGTTTATCTACAAATTTCTTTTTAAAATTTAAGGAGAAAAATGACAAACTTTAAAACCCCACTTAGATATCCTGGTGGTAAGTCTCGTGCTGTAAGTAAATTAAAGTCTTATCTTCCGTCATTAAGTTCTTACGATCAATATATTGAACCATTTTTAGGTGGTGCATCTGTTGCATTGTATATCTCACAACAATTTCCACATATAAAAATTAAAGTTAATGATTTATATGAACCATTGGTTTTGTTTTGGCAACAATTACAAACAAATACAGAAAATGTATATTCTTCTTTGTCTAAATTAAAAAAGGAGAACCCTGATCATGATAGTGCAAAATCTCTTTTCTCGTCTGCAAAAGATATCATTAATGATCCTCTTTATTCAGATTTGGATCGTGCTGTATCTTTTTATATTGTAAACAAATGTAGTTTTAGTGGACTAACTGAATCTTCATCTTTTTCGTCTCAAGCATCTGATTCCAATTTTACTGTCAGAGGAATAGATAAATTATCTGAGTATGGCAATATAATAAAGGAGTGGGTTATCACACAAAAATCCTATGAAAAAATTTTAAATGAAAACACTAAAGAGAAAACGTTTATTTACCTTGATCCTCCTTATGAAATTAAGGACAATCTTTATGGAAAGAAAGGTAATCTTCATCGAGGATTTAGTCACGACAAATTTGCTGACATTTGTAGTGATTCTCGCCATGATGTTATGGTCAGTTACAACGCTTCTCAAATAGTTAGAGATAGATTTAAAGATTGGAGAGCATTTGAATATAATCACACATACACGATGAGATCTGTTGGTGATTATATGCATGATCAAGATAAAAGAAAGGAATTAGTTTTAGTAAATTATCCTAAGATAAGTCCATTAGGTGCTTGCTATAACTATGGTGCTTTAAAAAGAGAGGGTTTGTTAAGTGAATAAAATATCTCCTTCTCATTATCAACGTGGAAAAATACAGGTATGGGATTTTATTTCAGATCAAAATTTAGATTACTTTAGCGGTAATGTAATTAAGTATGTTTGTCGTGCTGGTCATAAAGATGACGAGTTAGAAGATCTCAATAAAGCAAAAGCATATATTCAAAAAAAGATAGACCTCTTATCATGATTCAATTAAAAGATTGGTTGAATTCTATCAACTTATCAAAAAAAAATTTGATGGATGAAGATCACAATATTGAGTCCAAATATCCACCTTACATAATCAACAGGTGTATGTCTGGTCATCTTGATGCGATTATGTTCGCTAATGAAATGAATATAAATAATCATCTTGATAAACGTCTACAATATGATTTTTATCTAAATACTTTGAGATCTAAGAAAAGATACTCTCCTTGGCTTCGCAAAGAAGATGTAGATAACCTTGATTTGGTAAAAAGTTATTATGGATATAGTAACGATAAAGCAAGACAAGCACTAAAGCTTTTATCTGATGATCAGTTGAAAAAAATTAAATCTAAACTTGATACTGGAGGATTGAGATGAGTGTGGTAGTAGAACCAGAATACAATTGGACTCCAGATTTAATGATTGAGGTTACTCTCGCAGAACCTGATGATTTTTTGAAGGTAAGAGAAACACTCACTCGCATAGGGGTGGCATCTCGTAAAGAAAAAAAACTATATCAATCTTGTCACATTCTTCATAAGCAAGGAAGATATTATATTGTACACTTTAAAGAACTATTTGCTTTAGATGGTAAGCATGCCAATCTAACTCA